TTCTTCTTCTTGCATTTTTCTTTGTTGTTCTAATATATCAGATTTGAATTCTTTAAGTTTTTCAACTTCATCATTTGGTATCGAATAATTATTTTTGTACTCTTCAAATTCAGATTGAAGGTTAGTATAATTATCCCTTTCCTCCTGGAGTTTTTTATTTTCTTCAACCGTCAACCACACCAATACCATCTCTTCAAATTCTCCAGAAATTGTAGCTGTAACATTTTCTTCATCAAAAGCATAAGTAAATCTACCATATTTACGCTCATAATCATCGGGTGTCCAAATGCTTCTTTCTACAAAAACATATTCATCATCAAAATCTTCTACCCAATAATATTCTTCGTAAATTATATTGCCATCATCATCTTTTTCAATTTTTGGGTCTAACGCATTTTGTAATGCTTCACGTTTTTGACGATATGTAGCAGAAAACTCTATTGTTTTAAGATTTTCTGAAGAAGACGGGATTTCTTTTTCTATATCGATGTAAGCAGATTTTAATTCCTCCATCATTAGTGTAAAGTTTGATTTAAACTCATCTTTGTTTAGAGCAAATTGAGAAATAGTAACTTCAGCATCTTCAAAACACGGTTCAACATTTTTATCAGAATCATCTGATGTACCTAACAAACATAATGCACTGAACTCAAAATCTTCTATTTTAAAAATAACCGTCTTTTGTCCATTCACCGGAGATATTTGTGATTTCCATAGATTGTCCAACATATCCATTATCAATAATAAATTGAACAGCTTCTTTGTTTCTTTCATACCAAAATATTACATCACATTGAAGATATTTTTTTATATTTCCATTTTCATCTTCAATATCTACCCATTCTGCATTATAAGTTTGAGGAACAACACCAATTGGAGTTGTTAGCGTTTTAAATGCAATATCATTACCTTCAAGTTCAATCGCAACATCATGACCATGAAAATTGCCCTCTTTAAAATTACCGACTATGGGGATTAAGGCAAGAGAATTTAATGCTTTCTCAAAAGATTCTTTTGATATATCAGAATAATTTCTGTTTTTACCTGCGTAAGCTATTCTGCACACGCCTTTTTTAAATCCTGAATTACCTATATTCTCAAATTTTTTATCAAACTCAACACTCAGATTAAAAGTTTTAGGTATTTTTTTATCCATCAAACTGCCTCCTTTCTTTAGAAATTAAGTTTGTTAGATATAATAACTTTCGATTTATCTAACTCCTCAAAATTTATATTTTTATTATCTGCAATAAAAATCCAACATTCTTTGCCATCAACTATTTCTTGTTTTAGTAATTTAGAACTGGTTGATAACTTATCTGCTAAATTTTTATCGAAGCAATAAACTACATTAGACATAAATTTGAAGCCTCCTTTTATTCAAATAAGTAGTTATCTAGTATTTGTTCAATATTATCAAAATCCCAATAAGGTATTTTTAATAGTTTTATATTCTTATCCTCACAGTAATTACATTTTATTTCATCAAGTTTTTGTCGCAATTGAAATTCTTTAATTCCACCAAAATGTTTAACAGGTTCATAATGTTGAACACCATGATACTCTATACAAATATTATAATCTGGCAAATAAAAATCAAAGGGTAGTGGAATTTTATATCTACAATCTTTAAATCTATATTGCGCATAATATTTTAAATTACTATTATTAAGATAATAATAAATTTTGGTTTCGCCTTTACTAAAATTGCATAAAGGACACCCAGATTTTGAAAAATTTCGATTAAGTATACTTGCGCTCCACTTATGTCCACATTTCTTACAATGCCACCAAACGATTTTATTAGAATTAGGAGTATATTCTTTTGGTGATTTTTTATTTTTGTTATAATCCCATTCTTCACACAACACTGGATTATATGTCAATAAATTATAATCGTCTGTAGGATACATCTTCAAACAATAAGGACAAGTATTTTGACGTATACTTCTATTTTTTATAGTTGCTTGCCACTCATGCCCCTTTTTACATTTCCACCATACTTTTTTACGACTGCCAGGAGTTATGTTATAAGGAGTTAAATTGCCATTTTTAGTAGGATGCCACTCGACAGCAACTTTAGGCTTTTTAGTTGCTAAACAATTTGATAAATTAACTTTAAATCCACGACAATAGCCACAACCCCAATTAGATTGAATATTGCTCCACGTTGCATTAAAAATTTCTCCACATTTTAAACATTTAAACTTGAGATACTTATTATTACCTTCATATTTGTTGCTAATTAATTCAAACGGTTTTTTATTTAATTTAATCCAAAGTTTTAAATTTTGTATTGTGTAAGGATTTCTTACAAAAAATGCCAGTGGGTTTCTGCCATTTTTAAGATTACATAAATTTGTATAATAATAATAACCATCATCATCAACAATGGTGAATTTTTGTTTATTATGTACATATTCATCATCTAACAATATATAACCCAAACTATTAACAAAATCATATACTTCATGATATGTATATCTTTTACTCACAAAACTATCCTCTTTAAATTATTTATTTTATAAGTAGTAATAAGTGATAAATGCTGTAATTTATCTTTTAATTCTTCAGAAAAACAATGAATAAACTTCATGAATTTGAAACCTCCTTTTATTCCTCATTATTTTCCTGCCCTTCACCATCACTAGCACCATCGGTTTCCCTTGGTGGTCTATTGCTATCTTTTTTATCGGGGGACAGAGTATTAGCAGACGTAAGAGGTATAAATTTATCTTGTAGTCCCAAAATATCATTTTCGAGAGTTGTAGAATATTGTACTTCTAATGGTGACATTCCCAGACTACCGCAAACTTCACGTTTAACCGGAATTCCATACGAAGCAGCTTCTTTAAGTCTTTTATATACTTCGCCATAATTCATTTCAGTAGTATTAAGTATTTTAACTTTAAAATTATCATCTAACGATAACTTTAATTTACGATTTAGCCATCGTTCATATTGCCTATACAGATTAAATATTATAGTTTCGTCTGATACGATGCTTTTACGTATTGATTCTTCTGTAATTTTGTCGGAATTAAAAATAGCCTGGTTTACACCAGACGAATTCCAAAAGCTCTTTTCTGCATCTGCAACAGGGTTATTTTCAATCTTATTTTTATCTCCTAAATGAATATCTTTAATATCTTCATAGGGGGATAATATAAATCCAACTTGATCAGGAAGCTGTTGCATGGCCCGATTACCAAAAGTTATAGCTTCATCCAAATGTAATGCAAAATCATTGGCTTTATCCGCATCTTTTCTATATGGTATTTTTGCAACCAATACTACATAATTTTGAAGTTCTTCTTTTGCTTTTTTTAATAATTTATAATCTTGCAAATCAAAAATATCAGGAAATATACTTGCAAAAAACGGAATAGGATAATCTAATTCTTCGTTTAGTTTTATACATACACTATTTTCAACACTTAATTCTTGCCATCTATATTCTTGTCCTTTTTCTCTATATAAATCATATTTTTCTTTAAATTCTGGAGCATAGTATGTTTCTAATAATTTTTGATTTTTTGTATTGCTAAAAAATGAAAAATTAAACTGAAAAGTTCTTACACCATCTGCCCAACCATTAAGTCTACAATAATCAGGATTAAGCGGTTGGATAAAATATGAATAATTTGTGCTATAATCATACCCATAAAAAACATCTTCAACAAAAGAAGTTTTTGTTATTTTACTAAATTCATGTTTTATATTCATATCTTCAACATATTTAGTTGTTTTTAAATATTTCTTTAGTATGTTTTCTTTGGGTAATTCAATAATTTTATTATTATTTATATTAATAATATAATCATATCTCGCCATATCTGACACATAATGAATTAATCTTTTATATTGAGGACTTAAATTATATAAAAGCCTAGATATTTGTCTTATAATTTTTCCACTAGTTACAGGGGATTGCAAATATTTAATTATATCCTCTTTTTTATACTGTGATAAAAATGCACTACCTTCCGATGTTGCTTGTAAGTCTTTTTTCATTAGTTGAACAAGTTTAGATACATCTAATTTATAATATTTAAATTCATATTCTTGTTTTTCTTCTACTTCTTTAGGCAAATAACTCCCTCCTTTCATTCATTCAGGGGATTATATTAATATTTTCGTATATTTGGTTGTTTAAAAAGAAATAATTTATTTATGTCAATATTATTGGGTTTTTCTTTTGTTTTATCTTCAAATACATTAATGTACCATAATCCATATGCTAATGCGGAATATCTATCTTTATCTACTCTTTTAGTAACTCTTTCTATAGTTAACTTACCTCCAGAAAGATGTTTTAATTTAAGATTAGATATTTCTTCTATTAGTAAATCTGTCTGGATATGTGGCAAAACGTTGGATTTAAAATAAGTTTGGTCATTGATATCATAATTATTATTTTGATGTTTTTCTAATAATTGTAACTTTCCACCTTCAACCATATCTATAAAATTAACTATTATTTCAGTATTAATTCCTTGTGAAGATAATGCATATAAACATTTTTCTGCACTTTCATCATCGGGTTTTTCATCGGTATTGATTGTATCCCAACAGCCCAAGCTCTCTCCTGTTATCGGATCAATTTGTTCTTTTAAAAGCATATCTCCTAATCCTTTTCCTAAACCATTAACATCACAAATTGCAATCCTTGCCCCATATAAATTTTTAATTCTTTTAAATTCTATGGCTTGGGCTGTAAAATTTAATCCATTAGGTAGATTTATAATATTTACTAACCTAATTTTACTAACCCTACCGTGTTGATTCCTTTTGACTCTTAAAACAACAATAGAACTTTGGTTATTAGATGATTTTTCTGAACGTGCTACGTCCATGCTAACATAATACTCATATTTACGATTACCTTTTAACTCTGGTTTCGCTAATGTTCTTAACTGTAATACTTTATTAATATCTACTAATGCATTATCAATAGCACCAACCCACTTTGATTCGTAGTTCATTGCAAAAAATATAGGAGAATTATTCTCTTTTTTATCAAGAATTTGTGATTTTGTTTCTCCTCTTCCATACTTACAAGCTAATTGCCAATCTGCTCCGATCACCATCTTGCCTTTTAATTCTGCCATATCATCTATCATCTGTAAATTTCTTTCAAACTCATCAGAACCACGAAACCCCGAAGTGGTAAAAAAGTTTATTTGCCCATTTAATTCTTCTGGATTTATTAACGCTTCTTTACCAATGGTGCGTCTTGGTATATTTACAATAGGTTCTAATACATCTTGAAATAACATATTATTAAGTAGATTAGCTTCCTCAACATTTAGCCTTTTTCGCCTTGCGCCTTTACTAGACTGATGGTTCGCCATAATGTCTATACGTCCACCAGAAATAAATATTACTTCGGCACTGTCTTTAGAAAAGTTTGATTTATATATTTCATTCGCAATTAAGGGGTAAAATTTAATTATTTCTCTATGTTTTTCTTCTAATATTTTAGAAGCGTTTTCACGGGTCTGTGCGGTCATAGTTAATTCTATATCAGGATAAAATATAGCAGTCAGATACATCGCAATAACTTCTATAAACGTTTTTCCATATCCCCTGGGAAAAACACCATAAACAGATGTAAACCTTAATATACTTCTTAAAAGTACTCTTTGGTCTAAATCAAGCCTAATACCTCCAGTTTCAGGAGTTATTAAATCTAAAAATAAGTCTCCAAACCATCTTGCCCAACTAACAAAATCAATATATTTATGTAAATTTTTTGTAAAACTATCTTCTTCTTTTTTTCCTTTAGCAATTACTGTAGGGTTAAATTCTGGATTATATATATCAGTTCTATTTTTAGTATATTTAGCATTATCGGATTGAAAGTGCTTATATGATGGCATTATTCATCACCATCATCTTCTACATCACCAAATATATTAGTATCTTGATACATTTCTTTATATTCTCTCTTTCTCTCTTCGTAGAATTGATATATATCTTCATAAGTACATAAAGGAAGCCCTTTTAAATCTCTAATATAATTAATATAACACCATATATTAAAATCTACAGAGTCTTGTGGTTTTTGTTTAAATTTAGGGAGTATATGAATAATATCTACTGCTTGTTCTGTAGCCCTTACAAGTTCACTAAAAGTAGATAAACCATCAGTAAGGTCTGCTTTACTTAATTGGCTTGGATTTATTTTTGCAGCAGTTGCAGCATCTTTTGCCAAAGCACCCCAATCTTTAGCATCTTTTACATCCCCTAACGCAGTTGCTATTTCTTCTTTAACTCTATATCTTATATAATTTAATAATGCTTCGGTATGCATTGCTGTTTTTTCAGGATAATTATTTTTCAATAAAGCATATTTACGCTCAAATGCTTCATATTATTCTGGCTTAT